GTGTTAATGAGTTAACTGATTTCACACCAGAATTAGACTGGGAAACCTTACGAGCTAGTATGAAACAATATGGAGTTAGAAATGCCACACAAATGGCTATCGCACCAGTTGAATCCAGTTCTGTTGTTATCAATAGCACAAATGGAATTGAAATGCCAATGCAGTTAATTCAAACCAAAGAATCAAAAGCTGCATCATTAACGCAAGTAGTTCCAGAATACCATAAACTGAAAAATAAATATCAGTTACTATGGGACCAGACTGATTGCATAGGTTACTTAAAAACTGCATCTGTTTTAGCAGCATATGTCGATCAAGCAATCTCAGTGAATACTTTTTATTCGCCTAAACACTTTCCAGATAGAAAAGTACCAGGAACATTAATTGCGAAAAATTTGATGTTAGGACATAAATGGGGACTAAAAACCTTTTATTACTCACTTATAGATAAAGCTGGTTCAAAAGCAGAAGATGAAGTTGATTTACCAAGCGGTATTGATGAAGGTGAAGCAGATTGCGAATCTTGCAAATTATAATGGAGAATAATATGATTCACATTTTAAAAGAAGGAAATAAACTACATAATGGATTTAATTTTTATCCGTTGTCTGATACAAGAAGTTTTGGATTTAAAGTTAGATATGGAAAGAAGATCCCAATGACCGAATTAGGTTCTAAATTATTTGTTTTTAGATTTAGTAAATTAAATAAAAAATGGATTGTTAAATTTGAAGACCATAGTTCAGTAACCGGCTATATGGCTACAAATGGTGGGAATATTTTTAATGAAGGGTTGCAAGCTTATATCGATGAACAAAATACCTGATATAGAACATCTAAAACAAAAATTAGAAACAGAAACCGATCCTCTAGTAAAATGGAGGATTGAAAAACAAATCGAATTACTAGAAGATGCATTAGTAATTTATCACGAAAGAAGATTACCAGACGAATAAGGACAAGGAATGTCAGAACAACAATATAACTTAAAAACACAAACAGATTATTTAAATCGTAAAATGTTCCTTGACCCAGCAGGGCCAGTAACTATTCAACGGTTTGAAGAAGTCCGATATCCCAAAATTCAAAAATTTGAACAAACTGCTCGTGGTTTCTTTTGGGTACCAGAAGAAATTTCATTGAGTAAAGATGCCAATGATTTCAAAGATGCAAGTGATGCTGTTAAACATATTTTCACTAGCAATGTATTAAGACAAACTGCATTAGACAGTTTACAGGGACGTGGGCCAACCCAAGTGTTCACACCAGTATGCTCGGTTCCAGAAGTCGAAGCATTAATGTATAATTGGGGGTTTTTTGAAACAAACATTCATAGCCGCAGTTATAGCCATATTATTAGAAATATTTACAATGTGCCAAAAGAAGTATTCAATACCATTCATGACACAAAAGAAATTATCGACATGGCATCTAGTGTTGGTAAATATTATGACAAACTTCACAAATATAACTGCCTAGCAGAAGTAAAAGATACTGTTAACTTCCTCTACAACGAAGAAGCACATATAGATCACATTTGGTTGGCTTTACATGCTAGTTATGCATTAGAAGCTTTCCGATTTATGGTATCATTTGCTACTAGTTTAGCCATGGTAGAGAATAAACTATTCATCGGAAATGGTAATATAATTTCATTAATTTTACAAGATGAATTATTACACAAAGACTGGACTGCTTATATTATTAATCAATTAGTTAAAGATGATCCAAGATTTGCAGCAGCTAAAGTACGGTTAGAACGTGAAGTATATGGTATCTACGAATCAGTGATCAGAGAAGAAAAATCTTGGGCAGATTACTTGTTTATGAAAGGACCAGTGATCGGGTTAAATGCCAATATCTTAAAAGATTTTGTCGATTACACAGCAGTTGGTTCATTAAAAGAAATTGGTATTAAGTACCAAGGAACTGCACCAAAAACCACTCCAATACCATGGTTTACACGTCATACTGATCCTAGTAAAAAACAAACCGCTTTACAAGAAAGCGAATCGATTAGTTATGTAATTGGTGTGATGAGCAGCGAATTAAATTATGATGAACTACCAAACATTTGAGGTATATTATGAGTTATTTGTTAAAAAAAGCAAAAGAAAAAGTTAAAAAGTTAGAAGAAGAGTTAAAAGGTGCTGATATCAGTGATGCTTGGAAAGAATCCCTTGAAGAACAGTTAATAAAAGCAAAAGCTGAAGTTGAAAAATTCAAATCATTAGAACTACAAAATTTAGAGCAAATTGCATCAGAAATGAAAGTAATCAAAGGACACATAAAAGCAGTAGATGATAAGTATGAGTGTCGCACAGTTAAATTTATGTTTGCAGTAGCTGATTTTTTTGATAGACCAAGATCTATTTCAAAATCATTAGCGAAAAACATACGTGAATATACAATCACCAAAATTAATGCACCCGTCTGTAGTATAGTAGGTAGTCCTAAACCAGAATTGCCGCCAATGCCACAGCATGGTGGTATTCCAGAAAATACAGTGTATCTAGAACAACGACGAAAAGATCGCGAAGAAATGGTGAAGTTCAGGAATATTTCTGTTAATTATTTGGAGGCTAAACCATCCAAATTAGACCGAATTAAAGCAAAAGTAAATGCGTTCAAAAACGCATAATAGATTTGACAACGTGTGAAGTATGATGTATAATAGTACTTCACACAACACAAATATAAGGAAATAAAAATGGCACAAGTTCAAGAAGAAGTAGTAGTAATTAAATTAAGCAAATTGGTAAAAAATGATGATGCGTTAAAAGAATCGCTAATTGGAGAAGAGTTTGAATCAACTGTTGAATCAATTGTTCAAGAATTAGTCGGTAGTAATGTTATTGTAGAAGTAGAGAGAGCATAAAATGTCAGATCAAGTTCCAGCAGATTATGTGGTCAATGCTGAAGGATTTTTAACAAAGCCATATTCAAAAAATGTAGCAATTGTTTGGTCAAAGGATCAATGCACATTCTGTGATCAAGCAAAAGCATTATTACGAATGAAAGGTTATGAATATGAAGAACGTAACATTTCAGGTGATAGATGGACTCGTGAAGATTTGCTCGAAGCCGTTCCCACCGCACGAGCCGTTCCACAAATTTTCGTCGATGGCAATTATATCGGCGGGTTCACAGAATTAAGACAATATTTACAGGAAGCAGTATGATTATAGATAAAGGCGTTTCACCTGGTGAAGTAGTCACCGTAAAATTAACCTCCGGCGAGGAATTGATTGCATCATTAGTTGAAGAACGTAATGATTTCATCAAAGTTTCAAAACCAAAAGTATTAGCAAGTGGTCATAATGGAATTGGCATGGTCCCATATTTATTCACAGTAGATCCCGATAGGGATATCAAGTTGGCTAGATCAACTATCGTTGTTCTTGAACCTTCTGATAAAGAATCAGCTTCTCAATATACCAAATCAACAACTGGTATCATCGTTTAATCACAAGCACCTGCTAATACCTAATTCAGAAATAATGTACTCAATATTTCTGATAAATAAGTCATGGGTTATAAAATATTAGCAGGTGCACCTTTCGACAAAAACAATCTTTTCACCACATCTGGATTGGATGCTGGTCCAATAAAAGTACTATATGAATCTGCCATAGTTCAAAGTATGGATGGAGGCGATTTTACTCAAGGACTACCAACAGAAATTTTACATGATGGGGGTGAAATCCCGCTCGCCGGAACTGCATCCTACTATCCATCTAAAATTTATGGCCCTGAAGATATAGTGACGGTATTCTATGACAACTAATTCTAAAGGAAGCATTTTACTCAGACGTGGTCCAACTACTGATAGACTAGCATTTTGCCCATTGGCAGGCGAAATAATCTATGATACCACATTAAAACAAATATTCGTTGGCGATGGCGCTACTTATGGTGGGTTACCAGTTGGCTCTGGTAGTGGATCAGGTGGTGGATCTGGATCTGGGGGAGCTAGCGGTGCTAGCGGTGCTAGTGGTGCATCTGGGTCAACTGGGTCTAATGAGCTAACACCTGAAAATATTCTAGCACTATTATCGGGCAAGATAACCGAAACACATTTGTATAAAGATTTACATGATCGAATTAATTTAATTGATGGCGATTATACATTAGCAAATAGTGTTGCATCTCGCATAAAAATAGTAGCAGATAATGTCACCTCACTGGTTAATACATATGCCACATTATCTGATTCATTACTTGAAGAATCACAAACTCGCGCAACTGAAATATTAAATGAAGCAACTAATAGAAGAGCAGCGATTGATGCAGAAAAATTAATTAGACAAAACAGCTATGAATCATTAGCGTCTGATATAACAACCATACATTCATCCCTTGCTGGCAATGCTAGTGCTATTGAACAAGAATCAATATCAAGAACTACCGCGACTACTGCATTAGCTTCTGATATTACAACAGTCGCAACAAGATTAAACAATTTCAATAATTCTGGGTTTACCGCCGAAGCATTTGTATCTAATGAAAGTACTGCCCGAATAGCAGGAGATACCGCAATTGCGAGTGATTTATCAACATTGGGGGTGAATGTTGGGAATATGTCATCATCAATAGTTAATCTTTCACAAGTAACCCAAGCACAAGCCACAGAATTGTCTCAACTGTTGGCCAGGGTTGGTACAAATGAATCTGCAATTACTGATGTTAGTACTACCACTGCAGCACAAGCGCAAACATTAAATAATTTATTAACAAGAACAACTAACGCTGAATCTAGTATATCAAGTCTTAATACTACAGTAGCCGAACAAGCACAGACATTTACAAGTCTGTTATCAAGAACTGCTAACGCTGAATCTAGTATATCAAGTCTTAATACTGCTTCTGCAACCCAAGCTGAATCCCTTGGACAAATGCTGACCAAAGTTGATAACATGCAATCAGCTATTACGTCCATTAATACCACTACTGCAAATTATTCTAGCACACTCAATCAACTAGTAACAACATCAGAATCCAATAGTTCACAGATTACTACTCTTGCGTTAACTAATGCAGATATGGCAGATTTAGTCACACAGATTAGTTCCAGATTGAATGGTGTTGATAACACCGATGCAACTATTGAGCAAAAGTTCACTACCGTTTCCGAAGACATTAGTAGTTTATATGCACAATATACATTAAAAGTTGATGTTAATGGTAGGATTTCTGGGTTTGGATTGGCATCATCTGCAACAGAATCGGCGTTTGGTGTTAATGCCGACACATTTTGGATTTCGGCACCGACTACATTTTCATCACCAACCACTCCAGTATCACCTAACAACGGCGATACTTGGTTCAATTCGACTACCAAACATACCTATTTATATAATGGCATTTCGTGGGATTTATTCAACCCAATCGTACCATTCGTTGTACAAACCACACCAACTACCATTAATGGTGTGTTAATTGATCCTGGTATTTACATGGATAGTGCGTATATCCAGAATGCTTCAATAACTAATGCTCATATTGGCGAATATATCCAATCTGAAAACTATTCTGATAGTGGAACATTTTCAGGTTGGCGTATTGATAAAAGCGGTACTGCTATCTTTAATTCTATTATTATTAAAGATAGTGATGGTAATGTAACAATGGCAAGCGGTGGTGCCGCATGGGATTATATATATGGCACTGGTAAACCACAAAGTAATGCCACCAGAAATGTATATGTTGGCTTCTGGGAACCATCACATAATTATTCAGTTGGGGATATTGTCACCGACAATGCTGGTTATAGTTGGATATGTACGGCTAATCATAATTCAAACCTATCCAATCATATTTTACCTATATTACCGGCGCAATCTAATTCATTTTGGACTACATCTGGCTCTAAATCACTGGATGCTATTAGTGTAATAAATCCTAATCAATCTCACACACTATCAGCTTATTCAGATGGTACAGTACCAACTGAATCTTATATTGATTCTGGAACATCACTAACAGTTTTTGAAGGGACCATTAAGTTAGAATACGACGGAACTGGTACCACCGCTGGCACATGGCGGGTTGAAACAATATCAACAAACATAACAGTTGGTAGTTTAATTGATTCTGGTGATTATGTCACGGTTGGGTATCATTCTGGCATGGCTGCTAATATTAATAGTGCATCAATAACATATACTATTATTGGTAAACGAATGAATGGGGACGATTTTTCAATCATCACCAATCAATCATTTAGTAAATCAAAGGCTGGCACAACTGCAGTTATTCCTCCATCATATTCCATAGAAACCGATGCCGCCGTTATTGTCAAAAGTGCAGCAGATGCAGTTAGTGAAGGTAACTACACGCCAATTACCATTTACGGAAAAATGACGGATAATGCTGCATATACAACATCATATTACGGATGGATTACAGTTACTCCAAATAATGGGGTTGAAGCAACCACTGCAATTGATGTATCAACATCGCCCTATGTCTTAACGTTACCAAGTAATTCGAATGCATCCAGTGTTACTGTAAAATTGTACAATCAAAGTGTTATATCCGGGGCGGTTTTATTAGATTCACAGACTATTAATGTAGTATTTAATGGCAAAAATGGCGAGGCTTATTTGTTGATTATTGAATCAACAAATGGCACAGAATTTCGGGTTGGTCAATCAAAAACATCAACGTTAAAAGCACATTTATTTTTAAATGGCGTTGATGTAACAGAAATTACTCCTGCTAGTTGGTTTAGATGGCGGCGTGTTTCAGTTATTCCAAAAGAAATTCCAAATGATGATGAAACTTGGAATGCCGCATATAATAGCGGATACAAGCAAATTTTCATAAATATAGATGACGTAAATTCACAAGCAAGTTTTTTCTGTGACATTGTGAATCCAACCTAAATAAAAATAGAGGACATATATACATGGCAACATTAGTTTCAACTGGTCAAATTACCATTGTAGATAATAACGATGCACGTTCTATCGCTGCATACTTATCTTCAAGTGGTGGGACTCAACAAATTTTTACAAAAGATGAAAGTACACTTTCATTTACTCCAAACTATTCTTCTTCTGCACTTACGATTACTCCAGTAATTAGTATTTCTGGATTAACTACAGCAGAAGTATGGGCTGCATTAACCAATAAACAATTTGCACTTACTCAAGGTGGTGCCGCATTAACTACTGCTTCGACCTCAACCAGTTTTGTTAATAATTCATATGTTGTCGTTAATGCCCCATTTACAATCACACACGGTGCAGCCGGTGCTACCACTTCATCCACTTTTGTACTCGGTGCTAATTTACTAGATACCGTTGGCACATTTACTGTGTTTTTCGATGCAGATTACTATGATGCACGTACCACATTAACTACACATATCACATGCAGTATCACATTGAATACAGTGAAAACTGGTACTAATGCTGTTTATATTATGACACGTGGATCCAATAGTATTGAAAAATCAACAACCTCATCTAAATCAAATACTGCCATTTCGGTTGACCTTATTCGCGCAGGTGGGGTGGTTGATACATCTGGGATTACTTATAAGTGGTACGAAAATAACGGTGGTACCTTGATTGATGCTACACTAGCTAACGTTGGCACAGAATATGGCTTTAAAACAGTTGCATCACCTACCATTCCTACTGGATCTTTAGCGGAGTTAAACGTAAATATCCCAGCTGCTGGTGCATCTACAACCTATAATACGTTAGTAATTAATGAAAATGCAGTTACTAAAATTGGTATATATCGAGTTGATGTCACTGACTCTGATTCTAAAACTTATTCAACTTATTTTACAATTTATGATGTATCTGATCCGTATACCTGTACTATCAATTCTGATTCAGGTGACAAATTACAGAATGGTAAAGGCAGCACCAATTTAACACCATCAGTTTGGTATGGCGATTCTGCTGTAACATTAACTGGATGGTCTTTTACTTGGTATTTTTGGGATAAAAATGGTAAACGTGGCGCTTTTATTGATACTAGCAAAATATCAACCGCAGGTGGTGCACCAATCACCGGTGTTGCAACACCAGGCAACTCTGCTGTAATTAGCTATTCTGGTACATCTTATGCTTTTGCAGCTGGTGATATTATTAAATGTGTAGCAGCAGATGGTAGTGCTTATTTTTATGAAGTTGCATCTAGTACCACTAATGCCGTCACTATCAGAACCCCATCTACAAATTCATCATGGTTAAGTTTCACTAATTTCCCAGCGCCTTCATCTACTACAACATTTAGTGGTGGTAAATTATACGGCTGTGTCACAGGTGGTACTAGAACAACTTCCGCAGGTGCTTCGATAACTTTGTCAGGTGACGAAGTAGATTTCAAATCCAGAATCACCGTGGATGCAAACAGACCATAAGGATATACATGGCAACAAAAGTTTCAAGTGGCGAAATTACAATAGTTGATGTCAATGATGGTGGCAGTTTTTATACTGCCACAGTTTATGCTCAACAAGTTGGTCAACCAGACACACCATCAGGGGGTTCTTATAATTTTAGCACACAAGTGTTAACCGTACCAACTGATCCAAATCCAGCAACTAACCCATCCACCGGTGCTACAATCTGGTCAGCGTCAATTCCAACATCTACCACTACGCCAACATGGGCTGCAACTTATACATTTAGTATAATACCACCCAATACATCTAGTACTGGTGGAACATGGGGGACACCGGTATTGTTTGTTGTTAATGGCACTAATGGAACGAATGGCACTAATGGGATTTCAGCGATATTATCAAACGAATCATTTACATTTCCAGCAACCTCTACCGGAGTAGTAGGTTCGTACACTGGGTCTGGTACTAATGTTTATGTGTACGAAGGCGCAACCCAATTATCATATGACGGGGTTGGCACCTCTGCTGGAACATGGACTGTTACATCCACTGCTACTAATATAACAAGAGGATCTTTAACTGATTCTGGTACTTATTTAACAGTAGGTGATCATTCAGGCGTGGCTAATAATATTGATACCTCTAGTATTACATATACCATAACTGGCAAATCTGCTAGTAATACTGCCTTTACAATTGTCAAATCACAAACATTTAGTAAATCTAAAGCAGGCACGGATGGCCAATCTGGATTAGGCTCTACTGTTTCTATCACATCTAACCGTGAAGTTTCATTTACTGCAACCGATGGCACAATAGATGCTGGACAGGCTGATATTATTTTCACAGCAAATATTATCAATATGACTAGCCCAATTTATTCTTGGACATTTTCTGGATTTCAAACTGCACCTTCTAATAGTGGCACATCATCACAAACGATATCTGCTACACATTTTGGAACTTCAAAATCAGCAAAAGTCACAGTTACAGTAACTAATAATAGTCAAACCTACACGGATGATTATACAATAGTTAGATTAGAAAAATCATCTGCGGCGGCTGGTGCAACTGTCGGTGCCACTTGGGGTACTAATATCTCTGGACAGCCTAGTAATGATTTAATTCTTAATAATCTACAAACTGGCGCTTGGGTTGTTGGCCAAACACCGCCTTGGGCTCTTAACGGGACTAGCGCAGAAAATGCAATTGATTATGATACCGATGTCAATGGTGTAAAAGTTCCTGTATGGAAATGCATAGCCAATGCTGACGGTAATGAATCAGGTGGTTGGTATAAAAATGAAGGAGACCCTTCTTTTGGTAAAAATTGGTTCAAGGTTGATAAAAATAAACCATATAGATTTGCAGTTCCGGTCAAAATAACCGGAGGAAGTACTGGTAGTTACTACTGGGGTATTGGTGAAAATACAGTTTGTGATTTAAACACAAGTAATAA